AAAAGTCTTTGTACGATACTTGCTCTTGTCATATACTTTATATTTATTCTTCTGAATATGTTTCAATTTTAGAAATTATTTTTTCGATAGATTGTCTATCTTGCCAACCTACAATATCGTCTTCAATATCTTCGATGAATGTTTTAGTAGCCCAATCTCCTTTTGAATCTAAGATTGCTATTTCAAAAGTTTTATATGAACTTATTGTAGGTAGATTTAGTTTAGGTTTACAATATGCAAATTCTCCACATACTACAGAAAGTCTCATTTTATTTTTAAATTCTAAAACTCCTGCCCATCCACCACCATGTGGATGTGTCTTAAATTCTATATCTTTAAATGTTTTCATCTTGCTCTGTTAAAAACGTTAAAATTAAATATAAGATTAGAGCTGGAACATAAGGTGTAAAGAATAATATCAAAGCAGCAAATCTCCATAATAGTGGGTCAGTGCCTGTATATTGTGCTAATCCTCCACAAACTCCAAACAATTTTCTATGTTTTGTACTTCTTCTAAAATCTGTCATAATAATTATTTAGAGCCTTTAGAGGGACTCGAACCCACGACCTGCTGATTACAAATCAGCTGCTCTAGCCAACTGAGCTATAAAGGCTTTTTGCGGAGAAGGAGGGATTCGAACCCCCGGTACCTTGCAGTACGCTGGTTTTCAAGACCAGTGCATTCGACCACTCTGCCACTTCTCCTATGTTCTTTAGTTCTATTGTTAATTTATACTGTTCTTTCCTTGATTTTCTTTTTCATTTTGTCGACAGATTCAAGGATTCCGTCTACAAATCTTTCTCGGTCAGTAAATTTACTTTCTAACCTCGCTTCTAGTTTATCTACACGAGAATCAATATAACCGTATAATTCTTGTATATCTTCACTACATCGATCTGTTGATTTGTCAATATATTCATGGGCTCTTTCCACTAATTGATTGACTCTGTCAATTTCCTGATCGACTCTTCTATCTAACATATCTGTTCTTTCAAAAAAATCTCGGGTAATATCCTCAACTTTTCTGCTGGAAAACTCTTTGAGTTCTCTCTTAATCGTAAACACACTCAAAACAGCAACCAAAGTTACCACAGAAAGTGCACCTAAAATAAAATAAATTGTTTCCATATTTTCTGATTTTTATTTGTCGAACTAAAGAACAATTTATAGTAATGGACCTGCACTACATGTATATTCAGCAGCTTTCATTCTCTGCTCTTCAATCCATGTCCAGTAGGCCCATATTTTTTTTAATCTTTTTATCATAATTTTTGACCTGCAACATTTAAAGTACCTGATTCTTCATTTATTTTTTGATATTCATATTTACCCTTAATAAATTCGTTTAAGGCTTTTCCCTGAGAATCAGCTTTGTTAAAAGCTTCGAAATCAGAATGACTGACACCAGTGTATAAATAGGAAGCATGATTAAAATGTACAGTTAATGTTTTATGTTTGTAATTATATGCAGCTGAAGTAAGCGTCGAGCTGTCATATTGGCTAATCGTTGATGTAATCATAATAATGTTTATGAATTATATCAGATTATTAAAAAATGTTTCTTATTCTTCTACTGTTACTGGAATTCCTTGAGAAACAAGTGTAGTTTGAAGTTTCTTGATAGCTCTAACGATAGCTGCAGAATCTACACCTCCACCTCCACCAGTTACAGCGTCTCTAAATGCACCAACTGCACCACCAATAGTTCCAGCTGCTGATTCTAAAATTCCACCAGTTTCTGCGTTACCTGTTTCTACAGTAGTTCTGAATGTTTCTATCATTTCTGTTAGATTTTGTAGAGCTGTTTCTAAAGATTCACCCATTTTAGCTAGGATGTCGTCTGGACCATCACCTCCACCCGCTAATGTTGCTAAAGCTTCAAACATTTGACGCGTTTCTGTCAGCTTCTCTAAGTCCATGGCATTAATTCCAGCTGCCATTGTTGGCATAGCTGTTGACGCAGTCATCATATTCATTCCAATTGCGTTCCAAAGTTCAGTTTGAGCTTGATAACCTTTAAGTTTGAATAATCCAACTTTACCGATAAACATTCCTCTAAATAATTCAGCTTTTTCTACCTCAATTGCATTTACCGCACTTGAAATTTGAGGAGCTGCATTACCTATCTTTTCATAAGACATTCCAGCTGCCATAAATAATCTGGCTCTGGTTTTAAGGTCTTCTTGTTCAACCATTTCCATTTTACCACCATAAACTGCGGTAAATGCATCTAGTTGTTCTGCTTGAACTGTGTTGATAGAAGCTACAATCATTGGAATAGCCATAGCCATTCTCATATAAGATTTAGATAACGTCATCAACATCATTTGTTTTGGCACAAATGTTTCTGGAGTACTCTCACCTCCAAATATACTTGAGAATGCTTTTGCTTTGTCAACTGTAAATGTAGATATTGCTTGAACTATAGCTGGAATTGCAGTACCTAATTTAGTATATGCATTTCCAATGGCAACGATTAAACTTTTCTTCATTGTCATGAACATTGGATTTGCTTCTGGTCCACCTGTAATAGCATCGATCATGGCAGTTACTTTTTCTCTAACTTCAGTTGCATCAGCAACTCCTTTAGTAATCTTAGCAACATCCTCGACTGCGCCTGCTAAATTTTGATAAGGTTCACCCAATTGATTTGTTATTCTAACACCTTTTTCAAATGAGCTAGCTGAGAACCAACCACCATCTTGACCAACACCTGATTTACCAACATCTTCAAATGTGCTGGCTAAACCAATAATCATGGCCTTAGTGTTTTTCTTAAGTTTCTTAACTAAAGAACCAACTGTACCTATAGATTCATAACCTGTTGCATTTCCATCTTTGTCAAATCCTTTAGGGAATTTAAGATTTGCCATAGCTTGAACACCTTCGGCTAATCTCGCAAGAGGTTCTCCCATCAACTTCACAACTTTAACACCTTTTTCATAAGGTGATTTACTAAACCATCCTCCACCTTGAGCAGCATCAGATTCTCCAACTTCTGCAAAAGCTTGACTCAAGCCAGTTACAATAAGTCTAGTGTTAGCAATTAAGTTTGGTACAGCTGATGTTAAATCTATACTTTCAAATCCAGTTGGATTTCCATCTTTATCAAATCCAGTTGGGAACTTAAGCAACGCCATAGCTTGAACACCCTTAGCAATACCTGTAAGTGCTTTACCCATACCACTAACAGCTGAAATACCTTGAGCAACTACTGATTGTCCACTAGTATTTCCTGTTAACATACTTAAGAATGATGAGCCACCTCCAGGATATTTGGTTCCTACTTCAGCAAACGTATCTGCTAAACCTGACACAATTAATCTAACATTACCAGAAAGAGCTGGTAAATCTGCATCCTTTGCAATCTCAGTGAATTTTCTAATACCTGCTGAAATTGCTATCAAAGCTCCACCAGCTAAAAGTAAAGTAGGAGCACCGGCCATAATACCAATAACTGAAAGTGGTCCTAAAGAAAGTCCATCTGCAATAGATTCCATTGCAACTTCAAAATTACTCTTCTTTCTCACACCAAATCCTAAGAATCCTTTAGTGTCTTGTCCAGAATAGTTAAATGGTTTACTACCTTTAGAATCAATGGTACCTAAAGTAGCGAAGTCAACTTTTGTTAGAGCTTGTAAACCTTTTCCTATTGCAAGTAGTGCACCACCAGCTAAAATCATTGCTGCAGCTCCTGGAATAATAAACATCGCTCCAGCTCCCGCAAGTGCCATTGCAACTCCTAAACCACCTACAAGTGCACCAACTTGACCGATAAATTCCCATCTGTCTTTTTCTGGCATACCTTTATTGATTTCAGATAATCCATATCCTAAAACAACAAGTGATGCTGCAGATAAAATCATACCTATTGCACCTTGTATAATCAAACTAAATCCTGCACCTGCCAATGCCATAACTATTGCTAGTCCACCTACAATTGCACCAACTTGACCTATAAATTCCCATCTATTTTGTTGAGGCATACCTTTATCAATCATCTGTAATCCATAACCTAGAATCACGAGTGCTAATGATGCCAAACCAATTGCTAGTGCACCTTTAGCTATTTGTTTAGCAAATAAACCTGCAATACCAAATACTAATGCTACACCTCCAACAACTGCAAGTAAATATAAACTTTGTTCCATAGGTGGAACTAATATGTTCATTATTGCGAGTGCTGCACCCAATGTTACAAGAGCCAATGAGACTACTAATAAATCCATGGAGAACTTTCTCATAGATTTGTCTATACCTAATTTATCCAGTAAGAAGAATGTTAATCCAATACCTGCAACAACTGCAATAGCAACTGCAAGTCCTTTAAGAACTGGCATTGCCACAATACTTAGTAAAGCTAAAGTACCACCTAAAAGTAGTAATCCTAAACCTAGAGACCTTATAGAATCTCCAAAATCTTCCATTTTTTGAGGGTCTGCGCCAATCATATCTAATAGCTTAAATACTCCAGCGATACCTACTAAAAGAACAGTAGCTGCAATTAATCCAACTATAGCTGGAATTGCAAGAAGAGCGACTAAAGCTAATGAACCTGCTAAAACTAGTAGAGATTTACCTACATCTCCAAGCATGGCTATTTTATCTAGTCTTTCTTTATCTAAACTTTCAGTAACTGCCATTAATCCTCTTGTAATGAGATACAATCCTCCCATCCAAATAGGCGCTAATACTGCAGTAACTAGCAACAATGGTGTTGCCAATATCATATAACCTGCAAATAATAAGATAGATTTACCCACATCACCTAATACGACTAAACCTTTAGTCAATGCATCCATTTTCTCACTTGCCTCTTTTGCATCTGGCAAGTTATTTAATGCATCTACGATAAATTGCATACCTAAACCGATTGGCTTAAGTGTAGGTGCAACTAATTTTAAAACGATAGCTTCTTGAATACCGCCTTGACCTGATTTGGTTGCAGTTTCAATCTTTTCCAAAGCAGTAACCATTCGATCGATTCTGTCGAATAGCTCTCCACCCTGTACAACAGCTTCTGCTGTAACTTGAGTGTTCTCTTGAATTTGTTGTAAAACATCGCCGTCTTGACCAAGTCTGTCAAATGCGTTTTGAATAAATTTAAAATTCACTAGATATGCTCCGTTATTTTTTAAAAGTAAGGGGTATGCTGTGGGAAACATACCCCTTTACTCTATTATATATCTCTACAACTTAGGCATCTTTATTGAAGGCGTCTTCATTGTAGGGACCTTAGGCATCTTTGGCGTCTTATACTGCGACCTATAACTAGATTGCTGTTTTTCGGCCTGTTCTTGTTGGTCCGTTTGTTGTTTATTCTTAGCTTTGATGTACTCTGAAAGATTCTTCACATAATACCAATACTCGTAGTAGTACATGTTCTCAATCTCACTCGGTTGCATCCTAAGATGGACACCCAGGTAGAACTTAGTCTTAAAGTAATTCTCCAGCGAGATCTGAAATAATGAAAAGACTTTTGATGCCACCTGGGAACTCAAGAGGGGCAGAGACTTTCTCTCCATCCACTTGCGTTTCAAGTGTTGCTTGCACACCGATTCTCATTCTTTCAGCTAATCTGTAAATTACCATAAACTTCTTCTCATCCCAACCCTTATAGTCAACCTCTAATTTAAAGATTTTATCTAAACTTAGATTTCTCCAATCAGACTGAATATATGGTAAGACTTGAATAAATGCTTTGTCAAATTCTACGTCCTTCTCTTGTCTATCTTTGATGTATTGAGTCACCTCTTGCATAACACCAATTGTAGGCGGATGCATTCTGACTTCACCAGCAGAACGTGTCTTGATAACATAAGTTCTAGCTTTATCATCGTAATACTTCTCTATTTCTTCATCAATAACAGAAGGAATTAAGTTTTTAACAGACAACTCAACATCAGCTTGCTTTTTAGTTTTCTCAGTTTTACCTTTAAGCATAAGCTTTTGTTCTGGTTCTGGAAAACTTAAATCTCTAATGCTAAGTAAGATTACAATTCTATCTTCTTCAAGAATATCTTTGTAAGAAAGTCTTTTTGCACCAGCGGTTAACTGTGAACATGATTCTACAATAGAATTAAGTTTTTCTTCCATATCAATGTAATTATTTTCATCCATTGTAGAGAAGTGTCTAATCTCAGCAGCTTTCGCTGACCTGATTTTAATTACCGTACTTGCTGGATAAAACTTACCTTTGGAAGGCAGAGTTTCTTGGTCTAATACATGCCATCCAAGTGCACTATCAGAAGATTGTGCTCTATCTGGCCCGAAATTACCCATATTAACTCTTCCTAATCCCTTAGAATCAACAACTTCTTCAATTCCTGAAGCAGAATCATCTGTAGAAGATGGTTTTACATCGTTAATAGCATCTTTAGCATCTAAAGCTTTTGCCATAGCTTCGTCTTTAGCTGCTTTCTTTTTGTTTTGCTCGTCACTCATATTATTTTGATTTTAACTTTTTAAGATTTTGTTTAATTATTGATTTTTGGTCTACACTTCGTTTGCTCAATTCATCTTGAATCAAATTTCTGATGAAAGCGCTAACTGAAATTGGACGAGCTTCGTTGTCAAGAGCATCATTTAAGATAACTCTATTGACTTCACGAACTTCATCTTCAGTCAGTAGAACTTGTAGTTTTTTTGTTAATTTGTCGCTCATAATCTATGATTATTAGAGTATTATATTATATTTTCTTTGCTTAAAAAAAGAAGGGGCCGAAGCACCTTCTTTTTTATTAAATTAAATTCTATTAGTTTAATTCTTCAGAGTAAGTATCACACTTCCAAATAACTTCTAAATCTACAGCATCTGCAGTTTCATAGTTTAAGTCAGCATTTAGATTAACTGGACTTGTAATGAAGCAGTCATCAAATGTTACTTTTCTGTAAATGTCACCTTCTCTGTTGAATTGTACAACAACAATGGTACCAACATAATTTTTCTTAAGACCCATTTCACCAGTCTCAGGATTGTATGCTAATCTGTACCATTCTCTAAGCGCCTTATATAGGTAAGCTTGATTTGAATCGTTCAAGTTTGATGTAAACGTAATAGTCAAATCAACTGAAGTAGTTCCAGGCATGCCTGCAAAACTTCTTTCAGCGAATTTATATTTTTGACCGATCGCCTCAATTCCTGGAGCCATTGCATCTAATCCTGCGATAGATTTAACGTGCTGTAAATATAGAGGGTCCTTTGCGCCTACTCCAGCTGGAGGTAATAATGTTACTTCAAACAGGTTACCTTGAACTGGTTCGAAATTCTTACCCTTTCTCTGTGTAGCGTCTTCTGAATAATGTGGTAAAGCCATATCTTTAATTTCTTATTTTATTTATATATCTGTCTTTTATTATGCAAAGTTACCAGTTGCAATTTCACCTGTATTAAGAACTGTTACTCTCGATACTAAGATTTCAAGACCTTTAACTGGCTCTACGAATGTGTCAAGAATACCCATGTTGTTGTCGATAACATCGTTAGTGTTGTTCGACGTGTCCATGATGTTCTTGAAGTCATATACACCACCGTCTTTCTTCACTGACTCCATAAAGTTGTCAGCTAAAGTTTTAATCTCTAATCTAGTTTGAGCATTGTTGAACTCGAACAAGTAGTTTTTCAAGATTTCAGCTAATCCATCTTCAATGTAGATAAGAACTTCTCTTACGTGTGCTGAAGATAATGCTGATTTAATACCTTGTTGTGCAGTCTTGTTACCTTTGATTGTTAAACCAACGCCTCTTTCGAATACGATTGGGTTGTAACCAAATGGCTCAAGTACATCTCTATCGTTCTTGTCAAACGCAAATTCTAGTGATTGTACACCTGTACCACCTACAACACCTCTTCTTGGACCAGCAATGATAGACCATGGAAGTGCATCTGTGAATTTGTCAATGTAGTTGTTTGATACGTAAGCTGCTGGTGGAATAACTTTAGTTCTACCGTTCTCAATTACGTTAAGACCAGGACCATAGTAGAATGCGTAGTTTGCACCTTCATTGATCGATGGTAATGTGTAAAGAGCTGGTGGGTTAGTTTCTAAGTTACCTCCAGTTGCTACGTGATTTACGTTAAAGCCATAAGGAGCAGTTGTATCTCTGAAAGAAGGATTTGTAGCTGCTTTGAATTCTTTCACCATCGGTGCGTTAAGAATTGCAGAAGCATTTTGTCTTTCTTTACATAAGAATGACAATTCTTCTTTGTTTAAGATAATACCGCCTGGTGCTAGAGAACCAAATGTATCAACTACATATCTGAATGTGATATTGTCTTTGTCTACTAAAGCGTTTCCTAAACCTGTACCTGGCTTAATAGCTGATAATAAGTCAGCGATTTGTTTATCAGTTTGAGTTGCACCTTCTAGTGGGAAAGTTCTGTAAACTCCAGAAGCTTCTTCATATCTCTTAAGTGCGTAGTCTGGTTTAGTAGATACTACTCTACTAGTTTGGAATCTGTAGTAAGTTGTATTACCTTCGAAAGATTTAGCAATCTTTTTGATTCTTGATAATTTACCACCGTCACCTGGTACATACATACCAACTTTAATTCCAGCGTCTAGTGTAGCAACACCTGCATGCTCAAATGTAAAGTTACCAGCACCTTGTGAAGACCATGCCCAGTTACCGCTTGTTGGGAACATTACTGCTCTACCGTTAGGAGCTAGAGTAGCAATTTGGAATCCACCTGCTAAAGCGTCATTTACACCTCTTACAAATGTGTTAAGTGTAGTTTGGTTAGTTTTACCATCATAGTCAGCAATACTGAAACCAGCATCACCTGAAGATGATATTAATACCTTTTGCTCACCTCCGATTGGGTCAATCCATGTTGCATCTACTCCTGCGATTTCAACATATTCACCGACATTGTTTCCTTTTAAGAAGTTTCCTGTAGCTAATGCGCCTGAACCTGATGTTACCCAACCATTATTTGCTCCACCTGATACGATTAAATTTCCGTCTCTGACTTCCCAGTTAACACCTGCAGACCATTCAACATCTGTTCCAGCATCAAACTTTTCGTAAGCTGCTTTCTTAATGTTATCTGTAGTTGTAATAGTTACTGTACCGCCTGAACCTGTAATGTTTGTAATTTGAGTATACTCAGTACCTGCTGCGTCTTTTTGTAGATATTTGTTAGATTGAGCGATTAAACCAAATCCAGTATTTAAAATGTTTGCATCTAAACCAGTTTCTCCTGTTAAAGTAAGTGTATTACCAGAAACTTCAGCAACAGCGTTTAGTGCCGTTCCGTTTGATTCAGTTAAATCAGCGAAATCAGTTGTAACTTCTTGCTTCACGAAGTGTGAAAGTAAGTTGTAATCTTGATAGATGTTAAATCCGTCACCGATCATATCGATATCGTTAAGAGCATCTTCTTTAACTGCACAGAATAAACCTGTTCTTCTAGCTTCTAAGTTAATTAGAGTTTCGATGTACATTTGGTTTCCTTCTGCATCCATAAATTCTGGAATTAAAGATAAACCATCATATTGTGCTAGTAAAGTTACTTCTCTTAGACCAACGAATTTAGCTAAATCAGCAGTAAATAAACCGTTTTCATCAAAGTATTCGCCGTAAGTAGGGTCATTATTTAATTCAGCTGGGTCAAATTTACCTTTGAATACAAATACATCTACTAAGTAGTCTGATACATATTCGTCAGCGCCAATTCCTTCTGGAATGTTTGCTTCGCCATACCATTCTCTCGCTGTCATTTCAAAACCTCTAATATCGGCAGCTTGTCTAATAATAACTGAGATTGGGTCTTGCTTGATATTTACGAAAGAAATTGCGTGATTGTCGTCTTCTGCAGTTGCTAATAATAGTTTCTCGTCTGAAGGAACCCAAAACTTATCAATATCAAACACATCGCTAAATTTCTTAGCTGCTGCGTCAGACGCTTGAATAGTGTTAGCTGATAAACCTTCTTGACCTGAATTAGTAGCTGGTGAGAATACACTCACTTTATCAGCGTCATTCAATGTAGTTAGGTTTAAAGCTAAAATAGGACCTCTAGATAAACATTCTAATGCAGATCTGTGGAAGAACATATTTTTCTTTTCTAATGACTTATCAATACCACCGAAAACTTGCTTGAATTGCTCAACGTCTTCTACTAAAACTGGAGTGTTGTAAGGACCCTTTTTAGAGTAACCTACAACTAATCTAATAGTTTCCGCAGGGATGTTCACGGTTTGTGATTTGTCAAACTCTAGACGATATACGCCTGAGCTTTTGAACTGTAGTAATTGAGGACTTAATGCCATAGTTGTTCGTATTATTTTTTAATTCTTTTATTATATATCTCTTAACTTTGCTAAATTTATTTCAACAGGTCATAAATATCATATTGTAAATCTCCAGCTTCATCCGAATCCCTATATAATATCTTCTCCATCTTTGTGTGAAGGTCTGGGTCGATGAAATCCAGAAGCTCTTCAACGAAATCTGCGTAGTCTGTTGTATTAAAAAATTCAGTTGCGGTTATGCAAGTCATAATCACGTCGTCGTTCCCCATTTGCGCTCCGTATGAGCCATTTGGTAAAGTACCGAATAATGATGCCTCTTTCACCGTAATTTCATCAGTTAATTCTAATCTATTTATCTTGTAAAGTTTTGCGAAATTCTGACAAAAGATAGCTTTATTATCAGATTTTAATTTAATTCCTGGTTTTAAAGTTCTTGCATCATGTCGATGTCTAAATTTTACAACCATCTCATCGTCAAAATCATTTCTTTGTGGGAAAATACTTCTTAGGTATTGAAATAACACAGTACCATACGTGTTGTATTCCACAATCATCTTTACGTTTTCAGAGTTGAATATATCAACAGCTAATGTATATAAAACCTTTGCAAAATCTTCAATAACATGTTCGTTCGATCTGAAACGACAAACTTGCTCAAATTTAAAGAAATCATACATCGCACCAGCATTTAACACATTTTCAATTTCCTCCTCATTCATAGGACTAACTTTAAAAACATTAATTACCGATGAATCTCCTCCATTTCCTTCAGCAATATCTACTGAAAATAACCAGAAGTTTTCACCATCTTTACATGTTTCAATATCAAAATCTGGGTCCCATTCTAAAAAACCTTTAGTGTCAATAGAAATATAGTCGAATTGATCGAAATCATGATAGACATAGTCTTTCATTCTTTTTCTCATCTTTTTCATATCCACTGGGTCTAGTAGTAGATTTGAACTAGAAACGAATTCGTTACCATATTGTTTATTGAAGGCCTCAATGGAACCTAGGTTTCCGAGTTCTCTTTGGTACCATGCGTCGTCTCTGTCAGGATGTTGCCACCAGTCGATACGCATAGAATTATATTCATTATCGCCTCTATCTGCTGCTGCGTATATTTCGTAAAACTTGTTGAATCCATTTGGTGTTGATGTAATTGTTATTCTAGAAACCTTAGATGCTGAAAGTGTAGGATATACGTTTTCATAAAATGAATCAGCGATAGAAGGGTGAATGTGAGCAAACTCATCCAAGTAAAGGTTATGAATTGTAAAACCAATACCGGATTTTGCTGTAGTTGATTGACCTATTAATCTACAACCATTATCACATCTAACATTCATGACATCATATTTAATGATACCTGGTTTCATGAAGAACGGAAGATTTTCAATAACTGTTTTAGCTTTGTCAATAATTTCTTTTGTTGAATCAGATTTGTTGGCAAGTAATAGTGTATTTTTATCCATATTAAATGTCAAATACCATGCATTAAATATAGATGCTGTCACTGTTTTACCCATTTGACGAGATGCAAGTACAATGTTAAATCTTTCATTTTGAAAGTTTCTCAACATGTCAATTTGGTAATCTCTTAATTTTACTTGCTGAATACCTTCATCTGTCATTACCACTGCATATTTCTCTGCAAAATAAACAATGTCAGATGCACATCTAGCCAATTCTTGAATCTCTTCGTCAGTATATTCAAATACAATGTTACCTTTCTTTAAAAATTGTCTACCTTCATAAAAAGGTAATTTAATCTTTGGCCTGTAACCTTGGTCCATTGCAAGCAGGAGGTCATTGATTTGTTTGGTAGACCAAACAATTCTTTCAGAAGCAGCTTGTGGCCCTTCTTCCTTCGGAATCCATCTATTATCTCCTACGTAATCTGACATTATTCTTCTGTTGGTTCAACATCTTCAATATCCTCTTCAGGTGTAGCATTATCTATACCAGCTCTAATTGCTGCCATTAAATCTTTTGTACCTCTTTGGATATTTTTATTACCAGTGTCTCCACCAGCACTTTCAATTTCGGCTTGATTTTGTCTTTGTTGATATATCTCTATATCTCTTGCAATTCTTTTAGTGCCTTCTTCTGCAGCCATTAGATACATTGTCTGTGATTTAATTATATCTAACATTGATTTCTGCAAAGTTGCAAGTACTTCAAACATTCTAGGTGCTAATTCACCTGAATCAATAGTTTCTAAAAGAGTAGTTAGAGCTTTTTCACCTGCTTGTAATTGATAAATGAGTGAGGACATTGTCATCTCATCCATTTGCTTCTTAGCTTTGATATACTCGTCTTTTTCTATAATATCTGCATCAAGATAAAACTTCATAAGGCTAGTAATAGTCTTTTGAGCTTTCTTAGTTGCACCAGATTTAAGTTCAGTATAATTGACCATAGGCGCTAAACTCGTAGGTTTAGCTTGAATTGGTAAATCCTTCGGGTCATTTTCAACATCTAAAGGACTATCTCCAATTAATGCGTCGAGTTCTTGTCTAATCTCATCAGCTTGGTCTGCGATAGTCTTTTTCTTATTGTTCTTATCACTCATATTATTATATTATATTCTATATATCTAAGAAAAATACTTGTAACAAATTTAATCAAAAATTGTTACCTGTTTTGATTATATCTTCTGAGCTGAATAGAAGGAATTGCGTTATCTATAACAAGAGCATATTTATTATCTCTTACGATATATTGTTGAAGAATGTTTATGTGTTGGTCTTTTCCAATAGTTTTACTAAATAACCTCACATTAGTCATAGCTAATTTACCTGGCATTAATGACCATTTTTGAGGAGATGCCCAACCAACAGCATTTCCTAATTCAAATTTTTGGTCCATAACTTCAATTAAAGTATCTGAAACTGCCATTGCATTCAACTTGTTGCTTTGAGGATTTAACTTATAGACATAAGCTCCTGTGTTTGAGAAAGAATTATTTAAGTTGTAAACTATTCCATACCAATTATCATTTTCTAGTTGTGTTGAAAATGGATATGTTTTTGTTTCTCCATTAATATAAGCCTTAACATGTGTTTGATTTACTGTCAATTTCAAACCTTTATTATCTTGCCATCCATTTATTAAAGTTTGTTCAGCTGTAGGAGAAGTCAAGTTAGGTTTGAACCATGCAGTAAATGCTAAGTTATCACCAACACCCAACATAGATTGTCTCTCATAGACCAAACATTCTATACCTAAATCTTTTACTGATTCTAAATCATAGTGATTTTTAGAAAGTATTGTCCATTTATTTCTGAGTTCTTTATCTGAAATAACTAAACTGTTATGAATTCTTTCTCTTATACCATCAGCAACTTCAGAATATATTGTTTGATATTGTTCTGGTTTAGTAGATTGCTTGTACTCATCTTGAATTTCTTCACCGAATACTTCTTCAACTCCAGTATATAATTCATCTAATTGTGTTTCTACTGCACTTCCTTCTTCTACAATACTTGAAGTACGTTCTTCGTATTTCTTGAGCATTACTCTCCAATAAGTCATTGCTTGATTAAATTCATCAGCTAAACTTACAGAACTTACCTCATACATTCTGTTCATAATAGGAATGTACATATAGTCTCTTGGTCTTGGATGTATGCCTTCACCAAATGCAGCTTCCATCTGACCTTTTGTAATGTGAATTTCAAAATCTTCAAATCCCATACCAAAAATATCGTATGTGAATTCTCTTGTTGGCATTGCATTATCTGGTACAACTACCTTTACTTCACCCTGTTCTTTTACGTTATACAATGAGTATTCCATTAATACAACATCTCTAGACCTTTGATCGGGCTCAACTCTGAAGTATTTTGTATTGTGACCCCACATACTAGCTGCCAATTCACTAATCTCTTCGTAAATTGCAGTTGGTCTATTCAAATTGTAAGGGTCATATACAGGGTCACTACAATCTATTACAATGTTTGTACAACCAGCTAAATATGGGTCATTACAATCTCCACATAATTGAGGGCATGATTGAATTGTACCATTTGCAGTTTCTAATTCAAATGTGACTGAAAGTAAACTAAGTGAATGTAATGTTTCTAATCTATATGCTTCAGCTCTTACATCTATCCAAAGTGGCTTACTAGAATCAAAATTCAAACCGAAAATATCTCTAGGTCCAAGGTTTGTATTTAGTGGCCTTAATTCAGACATTTGACCGCCATCACTTGCAGTACCTTCTTGTGAATATCTAAAATCAAAGGTGAAATAATTCTCACTATCTGGATATTCGTACCACTTAGCATTAGTTGCTGTGAAAGTAGCTGGTTCCACTGTGATTATTGTGTTACCTGAAATAGCATCAATTGTAAAAACTTGTGAACCTACTATAATTTTATTACCAGTCGATAAGTTCCAATTGACGTTTGTTCCAGTAATAAGATTCTCCCCTTCGTTGAAAGAAAGAGTACCTACTGAATTAGGTGAATTTACACCCACTAAAATATCCCAGCCAATTACTTTGGTTACACCTTCAAAAGGTTCCTGTAATTTGGCGAAAAAATAATCTCCTATTTCGGTTGCTGTAAAATTAGTTACTGCCATTTATGATTGAGTGATACTCTTATTTTTATTATATATCTGAGTCCCAATCGGTGATTAAAAGCATTTCAGGATTATCTGACTCATGGTGCTCCAGTGAATTGATAAAAGCGTTTGTAACACCAAGTGTTTCTACTGTATTATTTTCATGTTGATATAAATCTAGGGCATTTAAAAAGTCTTTAAGTCTAAATACTTTAAATGTTTCGCTTTGATTTAACAGACCTGATTTAACCAAAACTCTATTTGCTAGATGTAACTCATTAGGTATAAACATATCGAATGTTCTGATAGAACCTCTAAGGACTTTTATATCATATTTGATAGTTTTAACCTGATCGACACTAACTATTCTATTGTATGAAGAGTTTAAGTTTAGATTTACTCTAACATATCTTAAATTTGGCATAGTTTGAAATATCTGCCATATAAAATAAATTGAAGTTGCCTCTTTATGAATGTTAGTATCGCTTACAGAATGAAATCGGTTGACGTCTCTTTTAAATTCACTATTGAGATATGACATCATTCTATCCTTAGAAACTAAAACACTGTTTTCTCCAGTCTTTCTAGTTTTAGAATCTCTGTTGATTATACCCCATAATTTTAAGTCAATAGAATTGTACTTATATAGAGTAATATCAATTATCTCTGTAAACTTATCTTGATTTTGATTTATAGACATCTATCTGCGATTCGATTTTTTGTAAATCGGCAAAAAGAGATTCTTTAGCGAATTCTTTTAATTCACCAAACTCTCTATTCCCAATCTCATTTTTACTCATAAAAATTTCAACAGCTTCTTCGCTGGGATTATATTTATCAACTTCATTTTTCTTAGACTTTTTGGTCTTAGTATAAAACCAACCGGGAACAGATTTAAACCTAGAAGCAACAGCTGACCAACAATCAACTACATTTGCACCGTTTATGCCATTAAAATTAAATAACTGTGCATTTGAAGGATATTTAATAGACATAAATCTATTAATCATGAAGTGGTGTCGCTTCTTATTGTGTTGTTTTATTTTTGCGTATGTCTGTGGCTTCGTGAACATTATCTTCACGAAGTCAAATAGTTTCGTTTCGTCTAACATGTTTATTATATGTTAATAAGTACTAAAGTTTACTTACACCAATCAGCAAATGCCAAAGCATGTGCATCAAGAGAACTGTAACCTGCAGCTGCGAGTTTAGCAGCAGTGTGCATCACTTCTGATTTTAAGCCATAAGAATTAGCTTCTGCTAAAATCTCTTCTATTTGTATATGTTCGTCTAAAGTCATATTACATCTTTTTTATTTACCATCCAACAAACATGCCATCCATCGTGTAAAACCATACCACTAATAGGAACATCTTTGAAAACTTCTTTTACTGCTCTTTCAACTCCTGGAAATCCTGGATTTTGATAATCATGACCAGCAATAATACCACCTTCTTTTATTTTTGGTAGCCATGCTAGAATATCTTTTTTAACAGATTCGTAATCATGTGCTGCATCTATAAAAGCGAAATCAACAGAATTATCTTTAAATTGATTAGCCACTTTCCAAGAATAACCTTTAAGGTCCTTAATCATATCTCTAACCCCTGCCCTCTCGACATTAGTTTGATAAATCTCATAGATTTTATTTTGATTACGCTCTAGAATATCTCCTTCAAAATCTATGCCATCAATACTTGGAGTTGCATCAAAAAGATCGACAGCATACAGTTGGACATCTTTTCGATCGTGGTCTTGTAATCTTTTAGCTAAATGAGAAATAGAATGACCTTTCCAAACTCCAATCTCTACGAATGTTTTATATTCAGGAATATGTGAAATCCAATCATAGAATGTAGAGTAATTGAACCAATTATCTGTCCAAAGTTGGTCCTCTATATTCATTAGAATAATTTTTTAGTTGGGTCTTTCTTTATATCTGATTTCTTTCTACCTACCAATTTCATTGGAGCCTTAGTTGTTTCATCTGGAACATCCATACCTTTAAATGGGTCTGGAGCAAATGATGCATCCTTATCTAACCAGGCTGTGCCCTCTAAGATTCTGTCCATTTCCATTATAGAATCTTTATTTTCGATAGCACCTTCCCAGTCTTTCTCTATGGCTTCATAGATAGCTTTTTGGATAGGGTCAGGAATAGTCTTATTATGTAACAACATCAAAGCTATGTTATTAGTCAAATTTACTTTAATCAAAGTAGTGTTAGTGTGACCAATAACTCTGTAAATGATGTCTGCTAATTTATCTTTAGCCTCAGAAGAGAACAAGTAATCTATCTTAAAGTCTTTGTATTCTTTAATGTATTGATTCCAAATAACATCTGCTGTTTTATCTGTAATTGCATAGTTACGCAATTTACCATTCTTCATTTCTTTTTGCCAAGTAACAACTGACGGGATATTATCTGATTTATCACCGACAAGAATCTTTTTAAAGATAAACTCGTCACAGTCTGTTTCTACAATAGAAATCTTGTTAGCTTCAACCCAGTTCATGATGTCTTGTTGATAGTTATCTCTAAGCATGGTTTGACCACCCATATTAAACAACATATCTTCTTCAGACATATCTGCTGCAGCTGAAGTTTTCATATCTTCTTCAAAACCTTCATAAGCATAAAGTGTTTTCTTGGTATTATAGTACCAAACAGTATGTGCATCATTGGTATCAGAATAGTTAACTAGCTGAATTAAGTCTCTATCGCCAGTCCAAACTACACATGATTTACCTCTAGCATTCAACATAGTTGACCAACCAAAGATAACGTCATCTGCTTCTGCACCTTGAATTTGATGTACAGTTACACCTTTACTTGCTAGAATCTTTTGAAATTCTTCATATACACCGTATACTGCAGTCCAATCTACATTAGAACTTTGTTTTCTTGTGCCTTTGTAATCTGATTCTGGATATAGGTCTTTTCTCCATGATTTTGAATCTACTGCCAATACAACGTCATCTACGAACATTTTTAGCTTACGCATCTCTGATGCAAAGTCAATTGACAGTTTACGCATAAACTGAGCTTTCTGTTTGTCATCGCCCAACAGTTTAGCGTCTCCTTTTGGTTTGGGTAGTACGAATAATCTACTAAATACAAAGTAGTTACCGTCTATCAGTAATGTGTGCTTTCCCACTTTCATAATTTATATTTCTTTACTTACATCTAATATACAAAAAATAAATGACATAAAAAAATCTGGATGTCTTTAATTTCTAATTATTCCTTGAATTTCGTAAACACAACTCAACATTGTAATTACTGGGTCTATAACATGAACGCGCTGAGCTTGATGTTTAGCGACAGAAATAATTATCTGTGGGATAAACTTTACACTTTGCAATTGTTCTTGATTTATATATTCAATTAACTCCTCGCCTAACGATTGTAAAACATCATCTACTCTATTAGAATAGTTGCTTACTAGCATTTGATAGTTTTTAGCAGGGTCAGTTTCATTGAATATAAGTTCAAATACATCTTTGTAAACTGAATTAAATTTCTTAACGTCATTTACGTTGATGTTAGATGTACCTTGTGTTTTAAATCCTTGTAACTTATTTAAAGTTGACCTCAGATCTGGGAAATTACGTCTAACAAATTCTACTAGAGCATCTTTCTCGATAGTCATATCTTCTTGCTTACAAATATCATATACTCTACGAATATACTTTTTTGTTAGCTCAGATTCTTCTTCTTTATCAAAGTCAAAGTTAATGACTTCAAATCTTGATAGAATTGGGTCTGGCAGTTTGTTAATGTAATTACATGTTGCAATAAACCTAGAATTACTAGCGAATTGCTCCATAGTAGCACGAAGTGCTTTAAAGAATTGGTCAGATACACCATCAACCTCATCAAGTATTACTACTTTAAATGAGCCAGGTTCATCCATAATAGAAACTGTAGAACAGAAATCAATGATTCTAGTTCTAATAACTTCAACCGATGTATCTGTAGATGCATTGATATACAAATAAGGTAGGTTGAATTGATTAACTACAGCTTTGGCTGTTGAAGTTTTACCAGTTCCAGGCGAACCTGCGAATAACATGTTTTGGACTAATCCGTCCTTAAATTTACTCATTACCCTATCTGGGAGAATGAGTTCATCTAGATTTTTTGGCCGATACTTCTCGGTAAAGAGTTGATTTATTGATTGCATACAACTTTGTTTAGTAGTTATAGTTTAAAACGTGATTTTGTTTCATTGATAAATATAAATATGAGGATTAACATTCAAAAGACTGGGGGACCATGGCCAGCTAATCGTTATGGTATCATCCTAAAACATTTACCCAAATTTTTAAGAAAGTTTCTAATAACCAACAGAAATTTATCTAAATTTTCTGATGATGAAAGGGCTATGGAATGTATCTTAAGAATGCAGAGACCCAAATCTCATCAAACTACTAAGATTTTTTGGGACATGGTTAATGACAGAGCCTTATCTGAAAAAGGACTGTATCGCTCATATAATACTGTAGAATGGCAATGTGCTATAAGTTTAAAACCTATCAAAGCTAAATTCATGAACTTTGATTTGGAAAACTTTGTACACCCAGAATATCATGATGTTTTAAAAGCACCAATGGTGGACAGTCGTATCTTAAAATCTTCAATTGAGTTTCGCAAGGAATGTAAAAAACTCCTGCTCGATCAGAGACAGGAGTTTCTTAAACTTGCTAAAAAGAACGCTAAACGTTCCCTTTAAATTACTTATTCATTAAAGCTCTGAATTTATCAGAGATTCTCATACCTTCGTAAAGTTCAATTTTCTTAGGTAATTCTGTGTCTACGCTTTGTGCATCTAGTGTAGTTGGAGCTGCTGTAGTTTCAACCGCTTCTGTAGTTTCACCTTCACCTGAA